TCCTATCTGACAAACAAAGCCATACTGGTTAGCTGCTGCCCCACAAGTATGCCTTATATAGCCCGTTCTTCTAATGTTCCCAGTATCATATAAATCTAAACCTTCTGAAGAAAATATAGGAGAATCCGCCATCAGCATTGAATGTAGGTTATAAAAATTCCTGACCCATGAATGTCCCTCTTCAGAAGTTTTCTGTATAATTTCTCCATTTGAATTCTTAACTTCCATATCTATCCATATTTTAGGAATTAACATAATTACTATCCTCCTCATACCATCACTATCTCAATATTAGCTAACACAGACCTAGCAACCTCATTAAACAGAATAATCAAATCATAGTGGTCTTGCGGCGAAGGCACTTTTGAAATTGTTATTGACCAGATTGAGAATTTCGGACGCTTCAGGTTTTCTGTTACTGACATTGCTGCTGCGTAAAGAGCACTAATCGTTACATCAGCCCCAATTTGCAGACTGTTAAGATAATCAACAACCGCCTGCTTGATTGCTTCCGATGTCGCTGTCGTGTAGCCTTCATCTGCATACCCCTCTACTGTTAGAGTGGCATAAATATCTGCATAAATAGGTCTGAAAAATCCTATTGAAGTTATTACTCCAGTAAATGGGTCTACAACATCAACTCTGACATCACCATTAGTATAAACTCCAATTCCTCTATTCTCCCATATCACTTGAGCCACATCTTCATCTTTACCACCTTCAACAACACAGGTAATTGAATGAGGCGGGTTACCATGATGGTCATAATCGTTTGTAGGATTTTCCAGAACATTATATCTTGTCACAGAATCCATGGCAGCAATTGCAGATTGTGTGCCTGTAAGCAAGGTCATCGATGGACGGGACACACTCAACGATTGTCTGAACCTCAATTCCGCATCTGTTTCTCTTCCTCTTCCTTCGATAGCCGCTGTTTTATTTTCAACGCCTAGCCAACCCGCTGTCGGAGTCACTATTGTAGAAATGTCTCCGGGCAAAGCTGATATGACCCCTGGCTTTTCACATATAGCCGTTACATATAATTCTCCAACTTCCGGTTCTCCAGCCTTTGGCACTAACTGAACGATGTTAGGTAATCGCCACCTGTTCCCTGTGTTATCAGCTACAATCCCATTATTTATTATCGTGTCCACTTTCCCTGTAAGGTAAACTTCACAATTAGAATAAGTTTCTGCAATCCGTCTTATACCGTTCATTTTAACAATCTGGTCAAGCCCTGAACCTATCGCAGTCATCGGACCTCGATTGTTGTAAGTCAACTGGACAGATTGCAAGGCATCATATATACGAAGGGCAACAATACTAATCCATTGATAGTCAGCACTATCAGGCTCAAGATAACAGTCTTGTCCATAAATCAATTTATACCCTTCTATCAAATCCTCTCTAATATCATGAAATGAAGGAATATTAAGCCCACTCATGTCAATATAAGGTGGAAAGTAACTCATCTTTGTATTTCTCCTTGATTGGTTATCACCGTTGTTCCATATATTGTGTCTATCGCACAATAAAAATCATAACCTCTTGTTTCATGATTAAACCTTGAATCCATTTCAATAATTCTACGCACCCCTTGAGTAGCAAGAATTGTGTCTTGCAGAATTCTGTCAATCGAAGCCTTCTTTGTTCCTACTATTCCAAGCATCGTCTGCCACAAAGGTATCCCGATAGTTTCATCGTCCCACCACTCACCACGAAATAACTTCAACCTTGTGATAACAGCTTGACCAACAGCTTCGGCATCAGAAATATAATCTTGCTTTCCTCGCCCCATATAAGGCTCATTATTTGCACCTAGTTTTCTGTATCTCATCCTGCAAACACCTTTGAACTGCCGCCTGTGATTGTCCCAGTAGCTCCACCCACAACAACATTATCGCCTATCCTTGCAATCCCATTACCATCAGGACTTCCCAAATTAACCCGCCCTCCGGTTACTGTTACAGTTGAGCCGGTTACATTTACCGCTCCTGTAGAATTCAGATTCAGAGTAGCCTTTGAATCAACATCAATAATTGCGTCAGAACTAATAGCCATAACGCCTGTGCTACTTATATTCATCAGGGACTCAGATTCTATATCCATAACGCCTGTGCTTTTAACATTCATTATCCCTGACGAATCAATATTTATCTGACTATTCGCATTAACATTCACTGTGCTGAAGCTGTTTATATTTATTTCGCCATTTTTCAATTCTATTGAATCCTGGTTTGTCTCGTTCCTGATAACAACAGAATCTGTAGAATAATTAGTTATCACTCTTGTCTGATTCCAAACCCCGCACAACGCAAATGCATCAGACAAATCATGCCTTCGTCCTGACAATTGTTCGTTTTCCTCTCCGCCTCTCTGAAACCAGTCATCTATACAAGTATCTGCAAAACAAACAAGGCACTCATCATTTTCTCTAATCGGCATCGTTATTACAAAATCACCGGCACGAGGCATGAATATAGGCACATCAACAAGCAATGGAATTTTCTTCGATTCTAAATTTCCATCAATAACAATCTTCTCTTTTGTAACAAGCTGAACCGTAACTGTTTGCTTCTCTGAATTAAACGATTTGATAATCCCGGGAGCACAGCAACGAATCTCAAACTTGATTTTATGTATGAGCATATCATACAAGTCTGATTGGTTACCTATTAAAGTCTGAACAGCTATGTTTGACATCTCTACCTCAAATTTGCAGTAGGTTTTGCTCCTGCCCCACCTATACCCGCTATCATGTCAGGATTAACAACGCCCTGAACATTAGTATGCCATGTATTTCCTCTTGTATCGCCTGTATGATTTACGTAAACCACTTTATAAGTCCCTGACGGTTCAAGCAACTGCATGTGCTGACCATACATAACCGGCATTGATTTAATTTCTCCATGCCTTATATTTACCCTTATTGCAGGTATCTTGAACCTAATCCTAGGGTCAAGCAATGTCTGAAATGAAATGCCTTTAGGTATCTGCGTAGGCGTCCCTATCAGTCCTGAATCTGGAGAAACCACAATATCTTTATCAGGCGAAACATCTTGAATCAAATCTGTCATTGTCATTTCACCATCTTGATTTGTCCCTACCTGCAAGCCCCTCACCTGTGCCTCTTCTTTTATTATGCTTCTACCATCTCTAAAAAATACTGAACCTCTTGTTAAAGTTGCTGTGTCACTTTTTAGAGAATTAGAAGTCTTCCATGGCAGTTTCATTTGCTGAGTAATATACTCTATCTTATCTCCACAATTCACTGGTGTTGATAAAGTAGCAAATACAAAACTTGCCTGAACAACTGATATTGAATCAACACAGTGCATAGTAAAAACCCTATCAACAACATTTTCTCTAACATCATAAGCATGCCAAATAAATCCTTGCCATATCAATCCTCTGTTATTTTTATAACCGGCTTCAATAGCAACCCTACCGCCCTCACTAGCAAGCATTTGTATGGTCTTATGATTCATATTATAAACCGATACGTCACCATAACTATATGCTGCCAACGCTGATGTTACATTAAATGTGCACCTCAAAGCCTCATCGCCATAATCAGAAGAAGAAACTACAATAGCATCATTTTCACTGTATTTGTTTGTGTCTGACCACTTACTCCTAGGAATAACTGATATCTTCCATGCTCGGTCAAATAATTTCTTCTTCTCACCAATCAAATGCTGTTACCCCAATACCATTTAAAGTCTGAACTGAAATTCTCATATGTTAAATCATCAAACGACAAGTTAGATATTCCTATAACCGCTGTTGAGCCTATCTTTAAATATTGATACTGTTCAAGCATGTTTTGATAAGGAAGTATTGGCATGCTAGCCAATACAACCTCTTTTTTACTCTTGTCTGTTATGTCGGCAAACCAATACCCCGCCATTCTATTAAAACGTAAATATATTTCAAGCTCCACAAGTTTATTATCAATCTCAACGGTTGTGTTGATTCTCTGATTTGCAATATTCCTAAAATCTAAAACCTGTAGAGCCATGATTTAAAATCCTCAACGTAGCAATAACTAACTAGCCCCGAAATTTATCTACCCATCGCTTCAAGCAAACCACCTACCGCACTATTTTGAAAAGAATCGCTACCTAAACGTTCCTCGGGAATTTCCCCCGCATTAACAACATGCTCCTCTCCTTTGCCACCCTTAACATTAAATCCATGACCTTTTTTCTCCGCCTCCCACGAAACAAGCTTATCCTGATATCCTTTTGAAGGGACATTAGTAGTAATCGGAGGTGAAGCAATGGCGGGGAATCTTGTTTTATCAGTAACACCCACATCTGCAATAAATACCTGCTCAAATGCAATTGTGCATTTCAATGAATATGTCGTATCTTTATCATCTGTGGTGGATATCTGAGTGATAATCATATTCTCATATCTATTCAATCTTGTATTGACAGTCAACGGAATTCCTTTTTTCTGAAGGTCAACAAATGTTCTATAAGCATTTACAGATTTGGAACCTTCTTTTGGATAAACGTGGTTGCTGCTTCCTATATCGGGGAACGAATCAATAGCATATGAATCCATCGCATCGCTCATTCCTATTTCAAGAGTAACTATGGCAGGCATCTGATATGAATGGTCTGCGATAGCTGCTCCAGTTTGGATTGGATGTTTAGTAATCGTTCTTGTAGTTGTGTGCTCTGTCTTTAACACAGCATCAAAGAAGTAATTTATATTGTCTATCGAATTCATAATATAAACCATTGTTATAGATGGGTCACCAACACCTCCTGAACTACCCCAAGCTGAAGGACGATAACCTCTGATTGCTGCCTTTGAAGAAGCATCACTCATCACCCTCATTCTGTTTTCTATCACATCAGAAGGCGGGATATCAAACATCTGACGCAAAGCCCCATACACAGATAATAAAGATGAAGCTCTTTCGATAGGCAAGGACTGTTGAATCTCTTTTGTCTTTCCAACCATCTTTGACTCTAACTCTCTGAGTCTTTCAGAAGGAACAGCTTTTACTTTTTCTCTTTGTTCAGACACCTTTTTGTGATAGTCAATAAGTCTATCTGCAGGAATTTCTACTCCTCTTGAAACACTTTTTGATAAGCTCTTTTCAATCTCAAGCAATCTGTCTGGACTTAAAGGTATATCTGCCATTACGAAACCGCCCTTTGCTCTTGTGCTACCATCACTATGCTCTTCATGAAATCAGTTGGGTCATTAACTCCAGGCAAACTTACATTACCAATGCTTATATTATATGTATCTCCTGCTGAAGGCATGAAGTAGGAAGTCGGTCCCATACTACCTGCACCCATATCATCTACAGTTTTTCCCATCTTGTCTATTGCTTTTTGAACTGAATCATCCTTTATTAAATCTATAAGTTTCATCAAAGGAGCATAATGTTTTTCTCTATATTTATTACGAATTTCATTCAATCTCTCATTCCCAAATATAGACAGACCAGTCTTCAGCACAGCTTTTTCTTTCTGAAACACAGAAAATCTTTTCATGTACGCTTTATACTCATCATAATCTTCACGAGCCGTATTACGAGCCATCAACAAACTTCTTTCAATAATGGAATGTTTTTTAGGATCAATAAATTCAAATCCTTTTTCTTCTAATCTTTTTCTTTCCTTTGCCAAAGCTTCTTCTTCTTCTTTTAATTCTTCCCTATATTCTTTTTCAATTTCTTTTCCTGAACCCATGTAGGAAAAGAATGCCAGTAAAGCACCTGCACCAAGACCTAGAAGTGCGAAACTCTTTGCAGTCATATCGACAAGACTTGCAAATGCTTTCCAAGCAACTTGGTCAAAACCTTCTAGTTTTAAAACTTTATTAAATTTTCCTCCAACCTCACCTAAAACATCTCCTATTCTGCTCAAAGCAATCCATAAAGGACCAAATGAAGTCCATGAATCTTTACCAGCATCTCTAGCTCTTTTAAATGTAGCATAATCATCAAGAAGTATGAATAAAGCTATCAATCCAAGAATAATTGGGCGGAGTGCAACCAAGGCAGGATGCATTGATAAAAATGCAAACGCTGCACCAATAGCCAAGATACCTGTTGCCACTTTAGGTAGAAAATCAACAACTCCTTTAATGATGGCAAAAATCTCTTTTAATATATCCCAAACTACTTTGGCTATATTTATAAACCTACCCAAAAAGGTAGCAATTTTTTCTGTCCATTTTGGCATGTTTTCTACAAGCCATTTATTTATGTTCCTTAACCAATCTCGTATCTTCTTTATCTCACCTCCAAACATTTTACCAAGATGGTATGTAATCCACTCGGTTGCCACACGCATGGTGGTCATAAGTTTTGTAAATTCAAAACCTACGTCTCTAATCAATCTTAATTGAGCACTGGCATCAGCAGGAGTTGCAGCTTGTCCTACCAATCTACGTAACTCATTATATCTTGCAAGAAGTTCAGGATTCCATGCTATCTCTTCAAAGGTAGCCCCCAAAGCTTCCATCGCAATAGTCATTTGCTTTGCAGCTTGAGTAGTCATATGCATGCGCAAAGCAATCTTCTGATACTCCATATCGGCATCAGCGGTTTTATTCATCAACATAACAGTTGAAGTAATAACTGTAGTCAGGACTGATGCAAATGCTGTTGCTGTCCCTGTAAGAATCTTAAACGATTTATTTTGAGACAAAGTATTTAGAGAAGTATTTATATCTTTAAGAGCATCGTTAACTTTCCTCTGAGTAGTATTGTCTACATCAAAGCCAACTTTAACCAAATACTCTTTTAATACATCAGTGACTGCCATTTAATTCCCTCTGCTGTTGCTGATATTCATAAACCCTTCTTTCATTTTCTTTTTTGACCATATTCATTTCATGCCAATCAAGAAGGTCATCATATAAATATGTGCCATCCCAAACTTGATGCTGTTGCCAATCTCCCGCTATCACCGGAGCATAAGCAAACACATCGATATTTACACATTGGATAAAGTCAACTGGGATATCCCTTCCTTGAACATCTCCAATGTGTTTTCGTCGAAAAAACTTTGTGCATTATACCCCAACACCTGAATTGTCAAAGCCATAATCAATGGAGCATTAAATTCCAAATCAGGCACTCCCCATCTTCCGTCTTTCATCATCACCGGCATTGGAGACACAACATTGCCTACTGTCTGAATTTCAGCACAATGAAGCAAACAGTCTTTCTGAATCTCAAAAAATTTCTCTTTACTCATCACAGGTAAATTGCCTTCGGTCGAAAGCCCTTCAATCTGATTACCTAATCCCATAGGCAACACCTGCGTGAGTAAAGTGTAAATAATGTAAGAGCCTGTTTGAGCATCAAACTTGTTTAGTCTGAATTTTCTGTGCTTCCCTTCGCCCACCTTAATCTCTACATCTTTAAATGTCTCCCTCATTATTTTCTCTCCTTTATTAAATTGTCATTAAGCGGTCAGATTTTGAATCTCTGCCGCCCATAATACCCAAGCAATTTTAGCACCTGATGCTGCATAAGCTTTGTCAGGAATTTTGCCAAAGCTGACTCCCTGTGCTACATGGGAAGTCCCGTCATGAATATTTCTTAGCACGATAGTCATCATAGCCCATTTATCTGTAGATTCGGTCATAACAAAGTTGTATAAACCTAACAGATATTTATGCAAAGGAGAAGTCTGTTGACATTCAATTCTGATTTGACCGTTCTCCCCTGCAATTTTTGAAACCATAACCACACCATCTGCTGCAATATCATGTGCCGTCTTTTCCTGCTGCATCGACACCGTTACCGAACCCACTCCCTCACCTGTAAAAAGATACACAGGTGCCTGAGTAAAGAATGGATGCGATATCGCCCCTGCCAAATCTAAAAAACTATATGTTGTATGACTCGCCATTGTTTACACCTCCTCTATCTATTAACCCATACGCCGATTGTGATGCTGTGAACAGCCCCTGCTTCTTTAATGCTTATATAAACAGGCATGGCTTTCCTAGCC